CCCTATTCCTGATGGGTTTATTCCGTATGACGCAACAGCACAAGCTGAGCAACAGCCTACTGACGTGAGTGTGCAAACAACCCAAATGCTGCAGGATGAAGGCAATGATGACGATGAACCAATGCCTACGTTTGAACCCATTGACTACTCTAAAATGAATGCAGATGAAATTCTAGAGGCATACAAAAACAATCAGACTGCAAGTGCGATTATGCTGGGCGTTGGTGCCGCATTCCCGCCTGTTGGTTTGTTTGGTGCATGGGCTACCAACAGAGAACGTAACAAGATTGTTGAGCGTATGGATGAACTCGGTCTTGAAATTCCTAAAGGTGGGATTATCAACAATATTGTAAATGGCATTACCAATCTCTTTACTGGTAAGAAAGAAGAACCTGCTGCAACTGCTACACGCACTACTGGTGGTCGTAGGGCGTCTAGTGGAGATGAAGGTGCAAGTGCCGATGTTACACCAGTTTCTACAACTAAAGCCGCATCTGCTCCTGTAGAAGGCGGTCGTCGATCCGGCGCTACACCCACTCCTACAGGCAAGCCGTCAGGCGTTACTGTCCGTGATGTCACTGCACTAGAAGGCCCTGAAGCTACCAAAGACGACGATGAAGGTGCAAATGCTGTTGTCACGCCTATTTCTGTAAGTAAAGATGCTGGCGCATCGGCATCTAAAAGTGGGCTGTCGAGCAAGAGCGGAACTGGCGCTGGTGTCGCTGCGACATCTAGCGGTAGTCGCACCGCTTCTGCTGGCGCTTCAGGAGCAGGGGCACCGGGAAAGGCAGGCTCAGAAATTGGCGCTGGTCCGGGTGGCAGAAATGCTAGTGGACCAATGGCTAAAGGTGGACTAGCAGCACGTAGAAAATAATAATCTGCTAGATATGTCTGGCTACTCATCCCCCTGTAATACAGGCTACGACGGCCCCAGAGAAAGTAAAAACTGTGAATACTGAAACGTTTGAAGCTCCGAAAAAAGTTGCATTTGCCACTCGTAAATACAACAATGACGACAAAATGAAACGAGAAGAAGAAGAACTGGCTCGACTTGTTGCAGAACAAAAAGGACAACCTGTTGAGTCTGTTGAAGCTGATGAAGCTGAACCTGAAAACGCAGAAGAACGTTCGTTCAAAAAGCGGTATGGTGATCTTCGTCGGCACGTGCAACAAAAAGAACGTGAGACAGAACAACGCATTGCCCAACTAGAAGCGCAACTGCGTGAGGCAACAACCCAAGAAATCAAACTGCCCAAGTCGGATGAAGACATTGAAGCATGGGCACGTAAGTATCCTGATGTTGCTGCTATCGTTGAAACTATTGCGATCAAGAAAGCTCGTGAACAATCTGCATCTATTGAGCAGCGTGTTCGTGAGATTGATGAGATGAAAGCCAGTGCTGCTAAGCAAAAGGCAGAAGCAGAACTGATGCAGCTTCATCCTGACTTTGATGACATTCGCAATAGTGACGAGTTCCATGATTGGGTTGAAGAACAACCTAAGTGGGTACAGACTGCACTATATGAGAATGACAACGACGCTAAGTCTGCTGCTCGTGCCATTGACCTTTACAAGATTGATAAAAACATCAAGACTACTAAAGCGTCTACTGGCAAAGAAGCTGCGATGGCTGTTAATTCTCGCACTCGCAACAAACCCACATCTGATGAGACAACTGGCTATCTTCGTGAGTCGGTTGTACAAAAAATGTCCGCTGCCGAATATGAGCGTAATGCTGATGCCGTAATGGAAGCTATCCGTGCTGGCAAATTTATTTACGATATTTCTGGTAGTGCGCGCTAAAATATATTGACAACAGTAATTTGTCAGTGTATAACTAAGATAGTATGATAAGAACTAGACCCTATATGGCTACTCTAGTCTTTCATCCCTCCGCAAACAGCGAATAGCTTTCGGACTCACCTAATAAGTTTTGGCCCAAGAGCCTACAGATCGGCCAATCTGTTTGAACTTGCACCCTATAACTGTTAGCCTCTGTAAGTATAGCTAGTTTTGCATCTGTGTCTAAAATGCTAATAGGAGAATAAAATGGCATTTACGACTGCTGCGGGTTATGGGAACCTGCCGAATGGCAACTTCTCTCCCGTCATCTATAGCAAACAGGTGCAGCTTGCGTTCCGCAAAGCATCTGTTGCTCAAGGGGTTACAAACTCCGACTACTTCGGCGAAATTGCCAACATGGGTGACTCGGTTAAGATCATCAAGGAACCCGAAATCACTGTTAAGGAATATGCTCGTGGTACGCAAATCACGGCGCAAGACCTTGACGATGATGACTTCTCGCTGACCATTGACAAAGCGAACTACTTTGCTTTCAAAGTCGATGACATCGAAGAGAAGCATTCGCACGTTAACTTTCAGTCGCTTGCGACGGATCGTGCTGCGTATCGTCTTGCTGACCAGTTCGACCAAGATGTTCTCGGCTACATGTCGGGCTTCAAACAGTCGGCTATTCATGGCAATCCGAATACCGCGAACACGACTGTCAATGGCACGAAAGCTGTTTCGACTGCTGGTTCGGACGAACTGCTTTCGAGCATGAAGCTTCGTGGTGCTGACTTCAATGCTGGTACTGCTGACTACTCGGTTGCTCTGCTTCCGCGTGTTGGTGGTGCGACCGCTACGCCTTCGACTGCTGGTGAGGCGAACCCGCTCCAGCTTATCGCGCGTATGGCTCGTAAGCTTGATCAGCAGAACGTTGACTCGACTGGCCGCTGGATCATCATTGATCCCGTGTTCATGGAAATCCTGCGTGACGAAGATTCGCGTCTTCTGCAAGCGGATTGGGGTGGTTCGGGCCTTCAGAATGGTCTTGTTCTGAACAACCTGCACGGCTTCCGTGTGTTTGTTTCGAACAACCTGCCGAAAGTTGGCAGTGGCCCTGAAACCAACGCTGCGTCGAACAACACCAACTATGGTATCATTGTTGCTGGTCACGACTCGGCTGTTGCTACCGCTGAGCAGATCAACAAGACTGAAACCTACCGCGACCCGGACTCGTTTGCTGACATCGTTCGTGGTATGCATCTGTATGGCCGCAAGATTCTTCGTCCTGAAGCTCTTGTCAACGCCAAGTACAACCTGCGCTAATAAGGAGAGATAGAAATGGCTACTGTTACTACTCTTGCTGGTGGCGCTACGTCGGGTCGTACTGCGGGTTCGGTTCCGTATCTTGTCGATATGACGATTGATTTCGCTGCTGCTGCGTCGGCTAAGGGTTCTGCCCTTGCTGCCGCTGACATCATCGAGTGCATCAACGTTCCGGCCAATGCTGTCGTGCTGACTGCGGGTCTTGAAGTCGTCACCGCCCTTGCTGGTGAGTCGTCGGATACCCGTCTTCTGCTCGGCGTGACGGGCGGCGATGTCGATGCCTTCGTTGCTTCGTGGGATGCGACTGCTGCTGCGGCTGGTGCGTATGCGCCTGCTGCTGCCACAGTGCCTGTTGTGTTCGGTTCGGCTGACACAATTGACCTTGAGATCGACGCTGCCACCACTGCGCCTACGGGCGGTGTGCTGCGCGTGTGGGCGGTTATGATGGATATCGACGGGCGCATTGCGGCTGAGTCGGTTGATCGTGACACGCTTGCCTAAGTAACAACAAAGGAGGGTGGCATTTAGCTGCCCTCCTTTTTCATACCTAATGAGGCGCTACTGTGACAGCAACATACATCTCACTTGTAAATGAACTGCTTCGTCGCCTCAACGAAGTGCAGCTTGACACTGGTGGTCAAGGCTTTACTACTGTACGTAACGTGCAGGCACTAGCTAAAGATTCAATTAATAACTCCATTCGTTTGATCCTGCATGACGGCCAAGAGTGGCCGTTTCTTAAAACTACCTATACGCAAACACTGACCGCTGGAACTAGTACGTATAGTTTTCCGGCTGACTTTTCGTCTGTTGATTGGGATACCTTCTATCTCAAAAAACTTACTGCAAAAGACAATGAACCTACACGGCTTCGCCCTTTGACTTACACAGAGTATGTGCATGGCTTTCGTCACGTTGACGACACTGCACCTGCTGGTGGGCTTGAGGCGCCGCGATACGTATACCAAACGTATGAGACAAAGTTTGGTGTAACACCTTTGCCTGATGATGCATATGAAGTCGAGTATGTGTACTGGTCGTACCCTACTGACTTGACCGCATACACAGATGTGTGTGTTATTCCTGATCGTTTCCGTAATGTGATTATTGATGGTGCCATGATGTTTATGATGCGCCATCGTTCTAACGAACAAAGTGCAGTTGTGCATCAGAACAACTTTGAACAGGGCATTCGTACAATGCGCCGTCTATTGATGGATGATCCCATTGATGTTCGTAGTACGTACATTGAACGTCCGTTTAAGTATTACAGTCACCTTAACTAATGGCTGATAATCTTGTATCATTTAAGGTCTTCTGTGCTGGTGGCCTGAACACTAGCCGTGATGTGCTGTCACAAGGTGAGGTTAGTCCCGGTAGTGCCATTCGTCTTGTCAACTATGAACCTGCTGTTACTGGTGGCTATCGCCGCATCAGTGGCTACAGCAACGACTACGGCACTGTTACTGGTCAAGGCTCTGTTCTCGGTGTATGCGTAGCCAATGGAATTAACGACGGCATACTTGCTTGTCGTAAACCTTCAGCAGGCAATAACTATCTTCATTACTGGAATAACGCAACAGATACATGGGTTGCTGTAACGACCAGTGGTTCTCCTACTATGGTAGGTGTCACTAAGGTTCGCTTTACTCGGCTTAATTGGGGCACACCTAAAGTTGTTTTGACTGATGGCATCAATCCTGCTGCAACCTATAACGGCACTACGTATACACAGATTACTGATGCCAATGCGCCTACTGATCCTAAATATAGCGCAGTGTTTCAGAACCATCTGTTTCTAGCTGGTGATCCTGCAGACAACTACAATCTGTATTTTAGTGCGCCTTACGATGAAACCGACTTTGACCCTGCTAATGGTTCTGGTGTTATTAACGTAGGCTTTCCTATTGTTCAGATTAAGCCATTCCGTGATGCACTGTATATCTTTGGTTCTAACAATATCAAGAAGTTGATTGGTAATAGCATTGCCAACTTTGTGCTTGAGAATGTTACAGACAATCTTGGCTGTATGGCATCAGATAGTGTCATCGAGATTGGTGGCGATCTGCTTTTCCTGTCACAAGACGGCTTGCGTCCTGTTAGTGGAACAGACAAGATTGGTGACGTTAATCTTGAAACTGTGTCTAAGGACATTCAGTCTGTCTTCACTGACATTGTGTTTGATGTTGACCTTGAAGGACTTAATGCTGTAGTCGTAAGGCAAAAGTCGCAGTTCCGTTACTTCTTTGCTGCTGCAGACAATCAAGGCATCATTGGTGGGTTTAGGCTTAGTCCTAATGGCATTACCTTTGAATACGGGCAGCTACTCGGCATCTCAGCTTCTTGTGCAGACAGCGGCTACATTGGGCAAGATGAGTTTGTAATTCATGGAGCGGCAGATGGCAAAGTTCATCGTCAGGAACGTGGTAACAGCTTTGCTGGAACGGATATCTTCAGCCTTTACCAAACTCCGTACTATCATATGGAAGACCCTGAACAGCGTAAAATCTTCTATGAAGTAGCGACATACATGAGGGCAGAAGGCGACAATACGATTGTCATGTCTACTGTCTACGATTATGAAGACTTCTTTACGCTAAGCCCTGCAAACTACACACTTACTACTACAGGTGCTGCAGCTTACTATAACGAAGCACTATACGATAGCACTGCTATCTTTGATGGCAACCCCTCTCCTGTTATTCGTACTAACATTGCAGGCTCGGGATTTGCTGCATCATTCAGATTTGTTACAAATGGACAAGATGCAAGTCATAGTATTCAAGGACTTGTTATCACCTTCGGGGTTGGAGATAGGCGGTAAAAATGTCGGGATACGCTAGACAGTCAGTAGCAGATATCGTCGCTAATGAGGTTATCAAAGCTGCACCCATTAACGCAGAGTTCAATGCTCTGCGTGATGCTTTCCTTCAAGCTACAGGCCACAAACATGATGGCAGTGCAGAAGAGGGTGCATATGTTCCGCTCATTTCTGACTCTGACGCCTACAACAAAGTCGTAATCGACAGCAGCAACAATCGTGTACAGTTCTTCGTTGAAGTATCCAGTGCTGCTGCCGAGCA